GTTTGGCTAGCCAAGCCGTTAGGTGAAACTGTCGCCGTGTTAATAAATTCAAAACCTGCCGCTATGCGTTCAAATTGTTGGTATGCAATCCGTGTTGTTGATGGTGTACGACCTATTTTTGTAGCAATTGGGGCAAGGCTAGAAACATAACTACGCCCAACAAAAGCAATAGCGGCATTTGTTAAAAAGACATAACCCCGTTCAGTAGTCACCAAAAAGTTTAAATAGTTGTTGACTGTGCCGGTGTAAGTAGTTCCGCTAGCAATTGAACCTGAACCAAAACTAGTCACTTCCATGTCAACAGGCAAAAGGTTTGGGTATTCAAAACTTTCTAACTGATTACCAGTAGAGGCTTGAGAAATAACAAAATTAGTTGCTTGGATTCGACCTGCACGACTAATCCAATCAGCACAAACAAGGGTGGCTGTGCTTAAACCTGTGTCGCCTGGATAATCGTTGTAAGTTATTTTTTGCAACCAAAAATCACAAGTAAAAGAACCTGGTGCATATGTGCCAGTAACGGTTATTTTTTGACCGTATTGAATGGTGGCGGCATAGTTGTCGTTATTGTTAAATGTAATAACGCATTGACCACCCGAATAAGTGTCCAAATATTGTTCACGGCCGCTATTAATGTTTAACGACAAAACACGGTCGGTGATGTCATAAAAGCCCCCAGACCAAGAGACAGTCCAAACAATTTTTGCCATTACATGGCCCTGGTGTTTACGGGTACTGGGCCTGATTGGCGTACATATTGCTGTAAGGCTCTAACGATACTGTTAGGGTCGCCACCGTTGACATTTACGGTAATACCGGCACCGCCACCAAAGCCCATACTTCCCAACTTCGACAACGGTATAACCGCTTCAGGGCCGTTGCCTTCCCCAATCATGGCAATAGTTGGGCTAGTAACAATTCCACCCTGGGCAAGCATAGGGATATCGGGTACATCGAATCCGCTACCACCAATACCAGGCACCCACCCAGGAACTTTAAAAGACAGTTTGCCTATGGTGTTATTCCACAGACTTGCCACAGCCCTAAACGCCGCTTTAAACGGTGCTGAAATGACATCGGCAACAAAGCCCATAGTTGCTTTAATTCCGCTGTAAATCAGGCTAAATACGCCCATAATGTCGTCTTTAAATTTGATTACAAAAGCGATAGCCATACCAAAAGGGCCAGTAATAATTGCTAGCAATAACGGCCAGTTGTCCTTAGCCCAGTTAAAGACATATTTGATAGCGCCCCACACGGCGTTAAACCCAACTTTAATACCGTCAATAGCCTTACCGAAAATGTCAAATTTCACTTGTAAAGCAACTAAAGCCGCAATGATTGCAATAATGACAACGGCACCAGTAGCCACCCAAAGGGCGGTAAATGAAGCGGCCGTAACAGCGTTAATAGCGGCCGTGACAGCACTAACAGCGGCCCAAGCCGCCATAGCCGCATTAGTTAAAACAACGGCGGCGGCAATGCCACCAATGACAGCGCCAAGGGTTACAACTAAACCGACATTGTTACTAATCCATGTACCCATAGCCTGAAACGCTGGCAACAATTTTTCTACTATTGGAAACACGGCGGCGCCAACAGACTCTTTGAATTCGCCCATTTGGATACTAAACGATTTCATTTTGCCTGAAGCCGTGTTGGCTGAAGTCGAGGCGGCACCCTTAAAAGTTTGGCCCAATGCGGCGAAAACTTCGTCGGTGCTAGCGCCATTTTCAATCAGACTTGCCAAGGCTGGGTCTAACTTCTTTAGTGGCCCCAGTTGCCCGTTAAACGCCTTTGACAGGGCGTCAGATACAGCGCCTAAGTCTTTGCCTGTACCGGCACTAATGTCTAATGCCAGGTTCATTAAATCTTGGGCTTTGGTTACATCGCCAGTACCTCTAACTAGTTTGTCGAAGGCTGGCCGTAGTTCATCATCCGCAACGGCGGCGGCAATGCTGGTTTTTGTAATGAACTTTTCAACGCTGGCTATTTGGGCGTCAGTAGCGCCCGTAGTGTTTCTTAGGCTGGTAGCAAGTAGTTGGGCGGCCTTGTCATCTTCCATAAACGCTTTTACGGCGTCAGCGCCAACAATGGCTAAACCAGCAATAGCAAGGCCAGCAGGTACGGCGGCTTTCTTAATAGCAAACTGGGCTTTTTCGCCTGCTGTCTCTAACTTCTTAAATTCCCTTATGGCGCTGTCAATGCCCTTACTATTAAAGTCTGAAATTACTGGGATTGAAATAGCCATTAGAACACCTTCAAATTCTTATTTGCTTCAGCCATAACGCCTTCGACAACTTTTTGAACTTCGGTTGTCAGGTCGGCTATTTTTGCTTCGAATACTGGCCATATAACACGGCTGGCAGAACGCCCAAACTTGGCGCTAAACGCTGTCGCTAATGGGTTGACATTGGCACGGCCTGCAATGTCAAAGATTGCGGCCGCTGGGTTCTTTTGCATAACCGAAAAGGCGGCGCCTTTCTTCTTATTGTTGACACGGACAGCAACACCACGGACAGCCTTAGAAGCAGACAGCGGGAATACTTGGCGCCCTGCTGGTGACCAGTTGCGGGTAGTGCCACTAGGGAAACGGTTGTCGTCATAGTTTGACTTCATGGCGTCAGTCATCGGTTTAGCGATTTCTTTCATATTTGCCACATACGCTTTTCGATAACCAGGCTCTACTTGGTTCAAATATTTAACCGCTTCTTTGACCCCATTAACTTGGATAGTCAAGTCGGTTGCCATGGTTATTTTCTGCTTTCGTTAATGACCTTTATGACTGTTGCTAAGTCGTTATTGTCAAAGTCTACTTGCTGTGGCCAGTACCCTGTCGCTACTAAAACTTGTGCTAAAGCGTGTCGGTAGGTACTGGCACGGTAGGGCGGTCGGGTTCATCGCTGACTACTTCAAGCAACACCAATTTTTTTATGAAGTCATCGAGGACTACCGGCACGGTGACATTGTGCTGTTGACACGCTTGGTGGGCTAGATAAGCCAAATCTTCAATACCAATACCGCTGGCCATGTCGCTGGCTTTACGCTTAAATTTGCGTTCCCATGAAACGATTGTAAAAAGGTTTGTGCTTACTTCGACTGGGCCTTCGCCCTGGTCAACTCTAAGTGTTAGTTGCATTGTCGGGCCTTTACTGTTGGGGTTGCTAAATCAGGAAACAACGGTGGTTAAAACGCCACCCTTAAAAGTAATACTGATGGTGCTTAATTCGCCCATGGTTGCGTTGATTACTGGCAAAGACTCTAGATAGCACCCGACTAATTCGAAGCGGGGTTCCGTGGCGCTGGCCGTGGTTAAGCCTGCAACGGTGTTAGAAACCTTTACGGTGGTGGTAGTGCCAACTAATGCGGCCAAGGTTGCGTAAGTTTCGGTTGCGGCGTAACTCATGTACAAGTCCAAAGTAATTTCTTGGTTGAAAAGCCCACTAACAAACACCCGTGAGGTGCCACCAAAGGCGGTTGCTTCTAGGGCTTCGGCCATGTTGGTAACGGTGGCGGCCGTGCATTGGTCGGTCAAAGAAACGCTGTTGACCATTACGCCAGGATTGCTGAGATAAGTACTTGTCGCCATTTTGGGTTAGTCCTTCTTTGTGTGTGCTTTAGTTTTAGCAGATTTTGGGGCTACTTTGTCGCTAACGATTTCGTCAGATTCAATAAACCCGTGGGCTAGTAACGCTTCAATGTTTGTACCGGCACCAGGCACAAACTCTGTGCCTACTGTCCCGATTTTGTCGCTAATAATTTTGTATGTCATTTTCACCCTGCTTGTGCTTGTAGGTCTATAGATAAATCGTAGGCGGCAAAAGTCTGCCCGCCGATTGGGATATAGCCAGGGCGCCCCGATTTCACGGCGACATTCTTAGCCAATATGTCCGCAGACATACTTAAAACATTGCGTAAGCCGTCAAGATTGGCTGGCCCTAGTGTTATTACTTTTACCGAAAAATTCATGGTGACAATGTTGTAGTTGAAACAGTCAAAACTTGGGGCGTCAATAAAGACACAAGGCGGGTTAATTTTTTCGGGGTCGAATACAACCCGTAGCCCTGTGATGGTTGCCAAGGTTGTAGCCAGGTCGTCTATGGCCTCATTGAACAGGTCGGTGTAAACAGTCATTAGGCAACCGCTGGCCGTGGGATACCGGCTAACTGTTTGATTAACGGGGACAGGCCCGAAACTGTGGCTACGCCCATATCGCTAAAACTTGCGAATTGGTCTATAGCGCCACGCTGTCTATATAAGGCGCCCGCATACATTGTGACCGCCAAGGTGACATCGGTACCAGGTGAAGTAGTCAGGCTGTCGGTGTATCCCGATTCTTGCCTACGCCTAAAAATAAAGTTGGAAGCACTCGAGGCACATTGAGTTAAGAAAGCCGTTTCGTCTACGCCTGCTAATGCAATGCCCAGCCAGGTGGCGACAGCGGGGCCTAACACCCAGGTGCAAACTTCGGTATAGGTCAGGGTGCCTTGTGGGATTGCGGCGCTACGGTTTAAATTGTCGCCTTCATCATAGAAAAGGACTTGGTTTTCTATTGGGTAGTTGTAGTCGAATGTTAAATCGCCACTACTTGTTACACCTGTAAACAGGTATGGGGGTAAGGCGTAAACATTGTGTGTACCGTTTAAACCGTGACCTAAGCCAGCCAGCGTAAACGGTAAACCCAAATCCAATTCAGGTTCAGTTAGCGTTTGTACAACAGCGTAATTGTCTAAACGCTGGTGAAAAATTACCTGGTATACAGCCATGGGCGGCTAACCGCCTTTCGACTAAGCCTGGGTGATTTTGCGAATCATGCTTGAGTTAGCGGCGAAAGTAGCGGCGTAACCAAACATTGACATGGTACGGGAAACGGTGCTGGGGTTCTCAACCGAAAGCAGGCCACGGTCAGCACGGTAAATTTCATAAGCGTTAGCGTTGAAAATCACCATGGTCTTAGCGGCAAAGTTACGGTCAACAATGATATTAAGACCTAGCGGGTTCATGCCGGAATAACTTACGGCTGAACCAGCGCCAAGGGTGTTCTGTCCGACAAGGCCAGGGGCGCCGATTGCTGGGAAAATTGGGCGCTTATTGCTGTCGACTAGTTGACCAATCAAGCCCCAGGTTGCTGGGTCAACAGCAATATGGGTTGGCAAGAAGTTGGTAGCGGCGGCCGAGGTAACGGCACAGTCATAAATCGACTTGATTAAATCTTCAGGGGTCAAGTCCCAAACACCATCTGAAGAAGCGGCGCTAACAAGGTTGTCACAAGCGAAGTTGTCAATAGCCAAAAGGTACTGGCCTGCCAAGTCCTGCATAATCACGGCCATTGCGGCGGGGTCTGTAAAGTCAACCGTTTGGTAGGACAAGGTGGTGGCACCAGCAAAAGTTTTCTTAGTAACCGTATTGGCGGCAATCACAGAAGTAGTTGCAGACACGGCGTCAAGTTGGGCGGCCTGTTCTGCAACAGTTGGGTGGGTTGTCCATGTTGGGCGAATAAAGGTTGAACCAGTACCGCCGCCAGGCATAGCCCTAGTTCCCACGGCTGTCAAAAGCGGGGCAATGTAGTTAATATCCGCAAACACAGGCCCAAGCAACGGCAACGGAACCACACCGGCCACATTCGAAGTTACGACATCGCCAGCGGCCGCTTCAATGGGCGACTTGTGGTACTGGCGGTAATCTTCCCAAACTTTGTTGGCGTTAGCGGCTTCAATTCCACCCTTGTGGATTGCGGCCATGAATTCAAAAGCGTTTGGCAAACGGGGTTCACGCTTCGCTGTTGCAAAAATCGGCGCCGTTGGGATAGTTACTTCTTCGATAACTTCGGGGGTTTCCATTGCGATTTTCTCCGTTACTGGTTCTACGGCTTCGGGTTCTGAGGCCGCTACTTGGCTTATGGTACTACCTTTGAAAGCGGCCGTGGGGACTAGCGAAATCTCTGTCCATTCGGCGGCTTCAATAACCATATTTCCTTCTTCGTCATACGAAAATTCTGTCGGGTTAACACCTACTGAAAGTTCCATAACATTGTCGGCGGCTAACACTAGGGCTTCGTTTCCTAAATTGGTGGCGCTAATTTTCATTGCGATAAGCATTTCAGAACCTGTGTCGACCCGTTCAGTTACTAGGCCCACCGGCATGGTGCTGTCGTGGTACATGAAAACACGGGGCTGGCGCCCGTCTACAGGTAAAGAACCTGGTGCAAACGACACCGTAGTGCCATCGCTTACGGTTGCAAAAGTGTTGTATTGAACGGCTACGCCCGTGATAGTACGGCGGGGTAATCCGTCAGGGCCAGCGGCTTCGACAGCGAAAGTATTGGCGTTAAAAGTAATCATTGGGCTAGTTCTTCCTGTGTGTTTTCTTGTGGTGGTGTTTCGGGCTTTTCGGGGGTTTGCATATATCCCATGTCTTTTTCTTCGGTCATTAAGTAGTCGTCGGTGTCCCAACATACATATGTGCCACGGGGCAACTGTTGAGACAGGGCGTCAGTAATTGCCTGGGCGTACATTGACAGGCCGAATGTCCAAAGGTCGGACTTGGCGCCTTCGCTATTTGTGTAGGCGTATGAACCAGTAGAAATACCCAATAGATACGGGGGAATATTGCACAAGTTAGCGATTTGCTTACTTTGATATTCGGCGGCGTCAATCAAAAGCATTTTGTCAGGCGTTGCCGAAGTTTCTGTGTACGACAAATATTCGTTTAAAGCGGCTGTTTGGTTTGTTGCTCTTGCCTGGTTAAACGCTTCAGCCAATGCGGCTAGTTCTAAAGCGCTTAACGGTTCCCCACCAGTTTGTTTAAGTACGCCTGCCGGTATGGCGCTACTTGCGTTTCGATAGCGGGCATCTTCTAATTTAATTGCCGTTGCAATCGTTTGTTCACTCATAAAAATCATGCCTTGGGTTGGGCTGTAAATCTGTACTACATCTTTGGGGTCTATAGCGCCACCGTTGAAATAGATTTCTTTTGACTTACCAAACCAGACGGGACCGTTAGCGTCGGGCGTGGTAATTGACCCTTGGGGTAATCTTGTGGCGCTGGCCATGTAACCGTCTTTGGTTCTAGAAGTAATAAAAAGAAAGCACCTTCCGAAGAAGAAAAGGTCATCAAATACCCAAGGGAACAGAAAACTGTTAGGCATTTCGGGGTCAAGTTGTCGAAGCCAAGAACGGGGCGCCAACGGTACTTCTTCCATTTCGCCTTCGGTTTCGTTCCATTTTTCGCTGTACATCATTAGTTGCATACTGGCAAGAACTGAAGCCATAAGGTCACGGCTTCGACTAATGGCGGCCACCGACATGGCACGGTTTCGCAAAAGTCCCGCCTGGTAAGACCACCAGTCACCAATAAGGTTTGGGCCAGCAACTTGGGAACTGTAATAGGCACCACCTACAGCGGCGGCTTCAATCTTCGGCTGGGGACTAATAGCCGCTTTATTAACTTTGTTAGTGCTAAAAATTCCCATGGTCTTTTTTCCTATCGGGGGTGTGTCCCTGCCCTGCCCGACGCAGGACAGGGACTAGATAAAGATTAGCGTTACCTGAAGTCATGGTGTCGTAGATACGGCAAACATGGGTTTACCTACAACCTTGGGGCGTGACGATTCAGCGATAGCCCAAACCATGCACCGGCACAGTTCAATCGGGCCAGGCGATTTTTGGGAACTCAGAACGACACCGCCACCAGTTTTAGTTAACACAGCCCTGTTGGTATGTTCAGCCAAAGACAATTCGCCACGGTGCCTTACCTTGCCTTCCATAATCATCTTTTGAATCAGGCCCGAATACTTTAAAAGTTCACCGTAACCAATAACCGAAGTTCTGCGTTCCAAATTTGGCGGTAAATGTAAATGTAACGCTGGCGTGATAACCAGCCTTACCGTTGTATCGGCCATAACCCGTTCTATTTCTTGCCACATTAAATCTTCGGTGTCTACCATAAATTCGACACAAACATGGGCTTTAGATTCAAGCACGCTTGACCTGACGCCAACATAACGCCCGTCTGTTAAGTCGGTATCAACAGCAAGAACACCGCCGCCAGGCATAGCAATATCTGTTTTTTGTTTGTCCCAAACACCAGGCTGTAACCAGGCACCACGGGCAGAAACCCACATATTTAAATGTGCCCGTAAAAAACTGTCTTTTTTAGATACGGCTCTCAGCGCCTCGACTGTCACGGTTTGCCCCATGGCTGGGTTGGCCTGAATCCAATTTGTTTCTAGTCGGGGGTCACTACCTGGCTTCATGCTGTATTCGGCAAAATATAGGTTGCTTGTCTCGCCTTTGTCTATTTCGCTTATGGCCTGTTCCCTAAAGGCTATAAAACAGGCGCTTGACTCATCGCCTGCCGTTGACCACATAGACAACAAAGGGTTAGCCCTGGCAATTTGGCTAGGGCGTAACGCTTCATCAACTACGGCCGCCGAAATGTTCCACAATTCATCTATGACAATTAAGTCATAACTACCACCGTGCAGGTTTGGCGTGGCCGCCCTAACTTCCCAAGTAGAACCATCAGGCATTTTTACGGACTTACGCCCTAAAGCGTTAGCGGCTTTTCCCCCAAATTTGTCTACAAGTATTGGGGCAATAAACCCGAAGATTGCTTCAGCCCTGTCAAGTTTGTTAGCAACCGAAAGCACCGCCTGAGGTTTGCCTCGAATAGCCGCCATTTCAGTAAGCCACCAACCAATTAAAGCCTGAAGCGCTACAGACTTACCTTGCTGGCGTGCTGTCGAGACAACGGCTTCACGAAATTGCAAGTTGCCTAAACCATCATGGGACAGTTGGCCGTTCAAACAATGCTTTTGCCAAGTCATAAGTTCAATGCCCATATGGCTAGAAGCCCACTCAGAAATCCCCTCCCCAAAACTGTGCTGGTTCAAGCCAACCGTTTCAAGCCTGGGTAAATGCTGTTTAGTCGCTACTAGTTCCGGCTGGTTACCGCCAGTTTCCCCCAAAATGTTTGCAAAGCAAGGGGTCGGGGGCTTTAGGTTTGTGTCAAAAAAATGGTTTACGGCTTCATTACGCTTTTGTAT